GGTCAGATGACTTATGCGGATACGGACACCTCTGCCACGATTGGCTTTGCCTTGTGGGAGGAAAATACAAACAACAGGATCAGGTATAGACTATCGACCGCTGGCGCGGACACTGGCCGAGTAGAGTTCCATCAACGCGAGACCGGAACAGGTTTCGATGTTGACAGCTCCGCAACGGCTTATTCCCCCGGCATAAACGTCCCGTTCAGCATTGCAGGCCGACACGGTTCGACCTTCATCAACGGTGGCGTGGACGGGTCTGCCTTAACAGAGAAGACCACACCAACTGCCCTTGCCGATCTCTCTGAGACGGACATGAATATTGTGTTCGCTGGAGGCCCAGTCAACCTTAAGCTGCTCCGTGTCTGGGCAGATGACATTGAGGATGCAGGTATTGAGGAGGCTACATCATGATTGATTTAATCTTCCACGCTACGAGTAAGGAACATATGGAGAAGGCCGCAGCAGGTTTTGAACTTTATGTACCAGTAACTGAGAAGCAACTAGTGTCTAAAGCTACTGAAGATCATGAAGCTGTATACGAAGAGGTCACTGTAGGTTGGGAATGGGTTCCCGGTATTACAGTCTCTTGGTGGGCTGGATCAGGTAAGATGCTAAAAGCTAAAGGCACCTACGACAAGGAAGGTAATGAGCTTACTCCTCCCATCTTCGTAGACGGTATAGTAGGTCTCTTCAGACTTCACGGAGAGTTCTTCGAGAATGATAAGCTTGAGTCTGAGGAAACTGAACAGTGCTACCGTTCTAAAGTGGCTGCTTATATTATGGAGAATGGGGAAGAGAGTGAAGTCGAAGGAATCAAGTGCAACACTATCCAAGGCGTAAGCATCCTCAACCCAGACTCCTTGTCAGCTAAACTAAAAGAATGGAACGTACCCGGTCATGTCTTCAGCGGCGGCAACTCATACTAAGGAAGATGTAAGGCGCTCTGCTGAGGCTTCCCTAGAGACATTCATTAGCTTAGTCTCTAAAGGACAACGGATGTTAGGTGGGTGCCACAAGGAGCTTATCGACTGGTGGTGTAGAGAAGAGGCTAAGGATCACCAGCTTGTCTTGTTCCCTCGTGACCACGGTAAGTCAGCTATGGTAGCCTACAGGGTAGCATGGGAACTAACTAAGGACCCTACCCTCAGAGTCTTATACATCTCAGCTACAGCTAACCTAGCCCAGAAACAACTAGGCTTCATCAAACAAATCTTTGAGTCTGATGTTCATAGGCACTACTGGCCTGACCACATCCATCCTGAGGAAGGTAAGCGTAATAAGTGGACCCAGAATGAGATTGAGCTAGACCACCCCCTCCGTGCTCATGAACAGATCAGGGACCCTAGCATTATGACTGCTGGTCTTACCACAGGGATTACTGGTCTCCACTTCGATATCGCAGTCTTGGATGACGTAGTAGTCTATGAGAATGCTTACACTCAAGAAGGACGTAACAAGGTTGAAACTCAGTACTCCCTCTTGGCGTCTATCGAGGGCACTGGAGCGCAGGAGTGGGTAGTTGGCACACGTTACCATCCTAAAGATTTGTACTCCATCATGCTTGAAATGGTCGAGCCTACATTCGATGAGGATGGACAAGTCAACGGTGAAGAGAATATCTATGAGATTCTCGAACGTGAAGTCGAAGACCGAGGAGATGGAACAGGACAATTCCTTTGGCCTAGACAACAACGTAAGGATGGGAAGTGGTTCGGGTTCGACATCAGAGAACTAGCTCGTAAGAAAGCTAAGTACGTAGACAGGACTCAGTTCAGAGCACAGTACTACAACGACCCTACTGACCCTGACTCTCGTCCTATCGACTACGATAAGTTCCAGTACTACGAGAAGAACTTCCTCACCCTAGAGAAAGGCTCATGGTTCTACAAAGGTAAGAAGCTTAACCTAGTAGCCTCTATTGACTTCGCCTACTCTACTCGTAAGGAAGCTGACTACACAGCTATCGTAGTAATTGGAGTAGATGAAGACAACAACATCTTTGTCTTGGACATTGATAGATTCCAGACTGATAAGATTTCTGTCTACTTCAAACACCTCCTAGGTCTACACAATAAGTGGAGCTTCAGGAAACTTAGAGCCGAGACTACAGCTGCACAGCAAGCTATCGTTAAGTCTCTTAAGCAAGACTACCTAGCCCCTCATGGTATCATGATGAAGGTAGATGAAGTTAAACCTACTAGACATGAAGGGTCGAAGGAAGAACGGATGGAGGCTATCCTCGTCCCTCGCTACGATAACCAACAGGTCTACCACTACAGAGGTGGTAACACTCAAGTCCTAGAGGATGAACTAGTCTCTAACAACCCACCTCATGACGATATCAAGGATGCTCTAGCTACTGCTATCGAGGGTGCAATCAAACCAGCTAGAACAGTTAAACGTAAGACTGAAGGCAATGTAGTCTTCAACACTCGCTTTGGAGGCCGCGTATGAGCCGAGGTACTACCCTAGACTTTGAATCCATTATGGAGCCTCATCAGTTAGCTGCTGAGATTACTAACCAGTGGAATGAGTGGAACAACTACAGGCAGGGTTGGATTCAAGAGAAGAGAGAACTCCGTAACTATATCTATGCTACGGATACTCGTACTACCTCTAATGGTAAGCTTCCTTGGTCTAACTCCACCACTACTCCTAAGCTCTGTCAAATCTACGACAACCTTAAGGCTAACTACACAGCTGCTCTCTTCCCTAACTCTAACTGGATGAGGTGGGAGGCTGATAGTCGTGAGGGTGCTACCCTCGTTAAGAGAGAAGTGATCCAGAACTATATGGAGAACAAGGTACGTCAGTCTAACTTCGAGACTACGATGGATAGACTAGTAGATGACTACATTCTGTTCGGTAATTGCTTCGCTACTGTTGAACATGTAGTAGACTACGCTGAAGTAGATGGTGAACAGATTCCTCAATATGTAGGACCTAACGTAGTACGTATCTCTCCTTACGATATTGTCTTCAATCCTGTCTCCTCTGACTTCGAGTCTACCCCTAAGATCATCCGTAGCTTGATGACACTAGGAGATGCCTACAAGATTGTACCTGAGGATCAGTTCTCTAAGATGCTCAACAACCGTACACAGGTAGGCTCCAGTGATGAAGTACATAAGGCTGATGGGTTCGTAGCTGATGGTTTCTCTAACATCCAGAACTACTATGGTTCTAACTACGTTGAGATGCTAACCTTCTATGGTGACATCTTCGATGCTGAGACCAATGAGCTTCGTAAGAATAGAATGATTACTGTAGTAGATAGAGCCTACATTATCTCTGACGAAGAGATTCCTTCTTGGCTCGGTACTGCTCCTATCTTCCATGCTGGCTGGCGTAGTCGTCCAGATAACCTCTACGCTATGGGTCCTTTGGATAACTTGGTTGGTATGCAATACCGTATTGACCACCTAGAGAACCTTAAGGCTGATGTCTTCGACCAGATTGCTCTGCCTATCTTGAAGATCAGAGGTGACGTAGAAGACTTCGAGTATGCCCCCGGTGAGCGTATCATCATGGGTGAAGAAGGTGACGTAGGTCCACTAGTACCTGACGCTACAGCACTCAACGCTGACTTCCAGATTCAAACCCTAGAGAATAAGATGGAAGAACTAGCTGGTGCCCCTCGCCAAGCTATGGGTATCCGTACCCCGGGCGAGAAGACGGCCTTCGAGGTACAGTCTCTCCAGAATGCAGCTGGCCGTATCTTCCAACACAAGGCTGGTAAGTTTGAGAAGGAGTTCATTGAACCTATCCTGAATGCTATGCTTGAGTCTGGTCGTCGTAACATGGACCAAGGTGACCTAGTACGTGTCTTGGATACCGAGACTGGTGCTCTTATCTTTACTACTATCACTAAAGATGACATCACAGCTAAAGGTAAGCTCGTACCTGTAGGTGCTAGACACTTCGCTGAGAGAGCACAGAGAGTACAGAACATCACTCAAATGCTTCAGCTTAAACAGGACCCCTCAATTGGTGTACACCTATCGGGTAAACGTATCGCTGAGCTTATTGCCTACGAACTAGGTGAGCAAGCACTCTACGGTGAGAACATTGCAGTACAAGAACAACTAGAGACTCAGCGGTCAGCACAAGACGCTGAAGCTCAGAACCAAGAAGAACTTACAGTAGCAGCAGAGGAAGGACTCTAATATGCCTAGTTATTCAGATCGTATTAGTAAGAAGTACGGAGCGGGGTCTTCCCCTCTCACCCGTCAAGCCGGAGCTAGTAATCAGTACGGTAGTACAGTGTACGGTCGTAGCAAACCTAAACCTACAGCTACAGAGTCTAAAGCTAAACCTAGGACTAGGGCGGCGACCACTAGAAGTGGACCAGCTAGTGCAGGCCCTCCTCGAAGACCAGTGATTCACGGGAGTAGGCCCACTCGTTCTGGCCCGCCTACTCGACCTAAGCGTAAGCGGAGACCTACAGCAGGCCCCACTGTGATGTCTGGGTCGCCTAGGTTGGGTAGTCCTCCTTCTTCGCAGGGAACTGCAGTCAAGGTCGGTAGAGGCTCTTCGGGCAGGTTGGGGGATAGACCCCTAAGACAAAACCGGAGAGCAGCACAGTCTAAGGCTAGACTACACCAACCTCGCAAGACAGACACTGACCCGCTTAAACCGAGGACAAAGCTGAAAAATATCCTCAAAGGCTTTCCTAATAGGCCTAAGACTTACTGATGATAGCAGCTGAAGAGGGTCTTTAATGCAAGTTATCTGGACTAAAGGACTAAAGGGTAAAGAGAAAGAGGAGAGAGCTAAGGAGATTAAATCTTACAAGAATGCCTTCGATGCTCTCCAAGAGATTCTGGAAGAGGAGAAATCTACTCCAGATTATGACTGCCCATCGTGGAGTCACAAACAAGCCGATCAGAATGGTTACAACCGTTGTATCCGTGAGGTCATCAAACTAACTACAATCAAGGACTAACCATGTCATACTTTTCAGGTGATAACCAAAACACCGACCAGAACAAACAAGGCCAAGAGGCTCAGAACCAAACTGAGGACTACATAGCTAAGGTTGTTCAATCCAAGGGCGACAACTGGGCTGATCCCCAAGTACTTGCTAAGGGTAAACTTGAAGCAGACGAGTTCATCGTCAACCTCGAAAAACAGAATGAGGAGCTTCGAGCAGAACTTAATAAGCAAGACTACACTAAGGAACTCTTGGAGAAGATGCAAGCTAAACAGAATGAGACGCCCACCACCGGGAACCAGCTTGCAGATAAAGGTGGCACTGGACAGGAGAACACCACTCCCCAGTTTGGTGAGGATGAGTTGAAAGCTCTCGTTATGTCTACCCTCGAAACCCGTGATGCTGAGACTGTACGTAATGGAAACATTCAGGCAGTGGATGCTAAGCTTAATGAGTTGTATGGTACCGAGGTAGACAAGGTAATGGATAAACGTAGTGCTGAACTTGGTATGTCCAAGGAGCGCCTAGGGGAGCTAGCT